CAATTCCGCTGACTGTTGAAGTTCATCTAAAGTTTCGTCATCTTCTCCATTGATACCTTCCAAAGCCTCAGCGCGTTTTCTTTCCTCTTCGAGAATATCTCCAAAGCCAAGACCTGTTTTTAATTTTTCTGCTAAGTCTCCGAAGGCATCTGTAATTTTGCCTAGTACATCCCCAGTAGTAAAAGATTTAACTGCGGCCGCAAAGCCAAGAATTTGTTCTCCAGCCTTTAGGCTTAGTGAACTTAGGTTCTCAACTAAGAACTTACCTACCTCAACATCCTTGAGACCTTCCATAACATTGACTAATTTTTCAAGTTGTGGAATTGCGAAATCAACTACATCGCCAATGAAGTCACCAAGAATGTCACCAACTTCAAATTGTTTTAACTCGTAGACAAAAGCACCAACCTTGCTAACTGCCCCACCAATTATCTTTGAGGCATCAGAGAGCAACTGAACTAATTCTGTACCTAGTTTGATGTCACCAGCCTCAATTACCGTTTCCCCCGCTTTTTTAACAAACCCGCCAATGTTTGTTAGCGCGTCGCTTATTGATTGGACTAAACCTTCCGCGATAGGAACCTTGGTAACTTCAAGAATTGTGTTACCAATTTTTTGAGATACAGAACCAATCTTGGATAAACCGCTAGAAATAAAATTAACTAAGTCAGTTCCAAATTGTTTTTCGCTTAAACCGCTTGCCGACTTGCTAACAGCCACAAGAGAGTCGCGGACTTTAGCAACTTTGTTAAGTATTGAATCAAAGGCGCCATCCGAAATAACTTGTTTTGTAGCATTTTTTATTGAAGAGGCAAAAGAAATAAATGGTTTAGCAATCGTGTCAGCAGTTTTTTTAGCGGTTTCACCTAACTTGGTTATGCCTTTTGCTAATGATTCAACGGGGTCAGCAAGAAACGCTGTAAGGGGATTGCTTCTTAATTTATCGGCGATGCCTTGAACTTTATCTGCTACCAATTTAGCAATAGAATTTAACCAACCGCCAACCTGTTGAAGTAATTGTCCAAGAAGTTGTGGAATAAAAGCAAGAGCCTTACCGACACCCTCGGCAAAATTATTAAACAAATCAAGAGCGCCTTCTAAAACCCTACGGTTACCTTCTAAGAAGTTATACAAAGCACCTACCACTTTGGCTAGGAAACCGCTTACTTTTTCAACTAAGGTGAAATAAATGCTGGCAATAAAGTTAATAACCTTGGCTATGCCTTTACCAATAAAAGAGTTGGCATCAAGTAGGTCACCGAGGAAACTGATAAATATGCCGATGTATTTGAAGATACCGCCAAAGACTGTGGCAAAGGCGTCAATTAAAAAGTCAAGGACTCCTGCTATCAACTTACCTACTAGGGCGTTTGTATCAAGAAGGTTACCTAGGAACTCAATAAACATTCCAATGTACTTGATGATTCCGCCAATAACCGTGGCAAAGGCTTTCCATAGGAAGTCAAGAATCATTCCAATAATCTTGCCTACTGTTCCGTGCGTATCAAGCAACATACCTAGACCCTCTAGGAAGAAGCCGATGAACTTAAGGATGCCACCGACTACTACTGCGAAGGCTTTGAACACAAAATTTAGAACTGCTCGAACTACTTTGCCAAAGGCTGTCTGTCCGCTAGTTACATATTTTAAGGCATTGAGGAACATCATCAACGCTTTGACCACGCCAATAACAACCGTCAAAGTAGTTGTATAAATAAACTGGAATACCTTAATAAGTGTTTGCCCAAAGGAAGTTGTAGGGGCAATAGCCGTTCCAAAGGCAATTAAAAGATTGCCAAGCCCAGTTAGAATCCATGCTAAAGCGGTACCTACGGCTGTGGCAACCTTATTGAAAACATCAGTAACTACATTTCGGAAGGTTTCGCTATTTTGCCACGCTATGACAAAGGCCGCTATGAGAGCCGCGATAGCCGCGACATATAAAAAGGTAGTGCTTCTCAAAATTACTAAAGACCTATTTAGAAGGTCTACTGCTCTCTTCTTCAAGTCAGTTGCTTTACCAGCCAATGTTTGTGAAATTTTGTAGGCAATTAAACCAGCGGTAACAGCCGCTAAAACACCAACTAAAATCTGAAGGACAATTTTATTTCTTTGAAAAAAACCAGTAAGTTTTTCAATAATACTAGCAACGCCGTTAATTGCTTTAGCAAAAACCATAACGGCTCCGCTTAAAACCTTACCAAATACAGCGCCAACATTTTTGGCTACATCTAAAAGAGGACCAAGAGCCTTTAGTAATCTACCAAACGCCGTTTGAACTTGGCTTGAAGTCAAAGCCATTGCGAGAAAAGCCACAGGAATTGGACTTAGTTTTTGTAAAAGATTTCCAAAAATAGGAATACCTCTAAAAATTTCTTTTCCAGCGCTTGTCGCAAACGCCGCGCCAAAACCTGCTAATACTGGAAGAATCATTTCAAATTTAGAAGCAAGGTCATTCACCTTAGTGCCAGTCAAATCCATGCCTTCGATAAAATCAGAGAATTTATCAATAGCGGTAGAAATTGGAGTGGTCAATTTGACAATGACTTTTTGTATAGCCTCAATAATTACCTCAAGTTTGCCACCCGATGAAATAGAATCAACGATAGTTTTTTCAAATCTAAAAAGTGATTTAATGATTGGTCCAAAGCCTTTTACTAAGGCTCCACCCATGGCAACTTGAAGTTCGTTGTGTAGGTCACCAAAGAGAGTAATAAGTTTTGCTGGAGATTCAAGAGCCAAGGCATAGGCGCCCGCCGCTTTAGTTCCCTCTTTTAGAACAAGATTGACAACTGCTTGACGGCGTTCCGCCATGGTCAAATCTTTTGCCGCTTTACCGATAGAACGGGCGTATCTTTCATAAGCGTCAGAGGCTCCAGTAGTAATACCTATCTGACGGAGAACTCGGGTGTTACCTGTTGTGACTGCGAATGTTACTGATTGAAGTGCTTGTTCAGCGCTCATGCTTGAGGCTACCGATAAGTCTTGCGCTGTTTTTGCGAGTTCGGTTGCCTTAGATAAATCTATATTTGATTGGGCAAACTTAAGAGTTGTTTGTTGAGCAACCGCCGCTTGGATTCCAAGGCGTCGCATCCCATCGGATGTTTCTTTTAAGGCTTCATAACCTTTGCCAGTTGATACACCAACTGCTTCAAGCGCTAAATCTAAACGCTCAACCTCTGCGGCCGCTTTGAAAGACTTAACTCCAAAAGCAATTATTCCAGCGATTGCCGCTCCTGAAACAACGCCAATCGCTGTTAATGATTTTTGTAATTTAGATGAAGCCTGTTGGAACTCATTAGCCGATTTAACGGCTCTATCCATTCCTTGAGTGAACTGGGCTGAGTCCGCCGATAACCGAGCGCGGACTTCCATGGTTGGTGATTCAGCCATTTATCTCCTCGCCTTTGCTCTTCTCTCGGCTTTCTCGCGTTCTTTTTCTTTGAGAAGATAGAGCGCGTTCCACTCAGTTAATTCCATACTGCTAAGTGGGCGGTGGGCTGTGCTTCCGTAAAGAAGTTCACCCACCGTCCGACCTAACTTTTCTGCTAGTTCGAAAAGAAACCGTCTCTCAGGATTCTTTAGGAAATCGCGCCTGTGACTCGTCTACCGCCTTATCTCCAAGACCTGAACTGCCAAGAGCCTTTGTTGCCAAACGCTCAATGACTGCGCCATTCTTTGAAAGGATGGCTTCACGGTCTTTTTCTGTAAAGACTGGTAGACCCGTTTCAGGGTCAAACACGGTTGCGATAACAGTCTTTGCGTACATATTAGAAACATCCACTTTATCTGCCGAGGTTGCCCCTTCAGTAAGTGTTGCTCGTTGCGCCGCTGTCATTGAACGAATCTCGACAGTTACTTTCCATTCAGGAACTTCAAGTAACTCTTTCGTAATATCATCGGCTTCAAATATCTTTCCGCGTAAATCTGTCATTTCATTCTCCTTGGGACACTAGATTGATTGGTCACGATAATTTATTAAGTTTTTTTGAATCTATTTGTTATGCGTAGGTACCGCGTGTAACGGCGCCTGTTACTTGGAATTCTGCTGAGTAAGAAACGACATCTCCAATGGCGCCACTCTTCTCATAAGAAGTCAAAATACATTCACCTGTGTACTTAACATTTGGTGAAGTTGAACCTTCAGGACCGTACTCGAATGAGAGAGAAGCCGCTTGACCTAGAACTCCAGCCAAGTGAGCATCAACTGTCGCATCAAAGTTTCCTGATACTGAAATTGTTGCGTCGGTCAAACCAACTACATAAGACTTTGCTGATGAACCAAAAGTGCTGGTCTCGGCTGTGTCTACTGATTGTGGGAATGAGACATCGGTAAGGGTATTGCTAATATCGGTAAGTGTGCCACCTGAGTTATCTACTTTGAATACGGTGGATTTACCATGACGAAATGTAGGCATTGTTTGTTTTACCTCCTAGTAAAAGCCACCACAGGGGTAGCCGAGCCTGTTGAACCTGCGACTGTGTAATTAACTCGTAGGTATCTATTAACTGTTGTGCCAGCCGCAACTTCGATTCTTTCTGAAGTTGTGGTTGTGCTTGAGACCACGGTAAAAGTAACCAAGTCAGCAAAAGTTGAATTGTCTGCTGAGTGTTGGATTTTTACTGTGATATTTCCATTGCGTGTATTTACTGGAACTGACAAGAATCCTGCTCCACCATTAGCGGTTGAGGCTCCGTTGTCTACGCTCGTTCCATTTCCAGTCGCGGTTACAGTTGAACCTGAAGAAAGAATCTTCCCGTGTTCAACGGCATCTGTTGATTGGAATTCTGCGCTTGCTTGGACAATATCTGCGATGGCACCTGAGACCTCGTAAGATGTATCGTCGGCTATTAGTAAGATTGCTCCAGTACCATTGCTATGACCTTCAGGAGCAACAATCACTTGAGTCTTGGTTGCGTTACCAAGAGCGGTATCAAAAAATTCATCTGTACCTGTTGAGGCTGTTCCTTCGAACATACCCCCTAGGGATACAGTTCCATCGCGGTGACCGACTACATAAGTCTTGGCACTCGTTCCGAAAGCGCTTGTCTCAGCGGTATCAATACTTGTTGATGCGCTGACATTATTAAAGTAGGTAGAAAAATCAAACTCATCAAGATAGACATTGACATTTTTACCATGGCGAAATGTTGGCATTATTTCTCCTCAACTGGGCGTTGGTGTGGGGTGCCGTCTTGGATAAAACCATCGCCATCAATATCTGTGGCGTCAGCATCAAAACCATCTTCAGCGATAGGTTCTTCAACCTTCTCGACTACTGGCTCGACTTTAGGTTCTTCTTTTACAGGCTCTTCGATTTTTGTTGCTGGCTTGTCGGCATCTTCGATAATGCCTGATTCCAAAAGCCACTTGACCGAGGTTGCTGGTAAATCTTCAACAATCTTTCCAGCCTCGGCGCGTTTGTTAGGTGGGTAATCAATACCCTGTAAGACTCGATAACGAGCCATTCAAACCTCCTCCGTGACGGCACATAGAAAACCCGAGTGACCGTCAGGTCACTCGGGACACGGAAGAGACGAAAAACTCAGGCGACTAAGCGCACATTGAGTTTAGTATATCAGGCTATTTTTTCAGCGATTTGAAGAACCTTACAACGAGTAAGCAATGTTGAGAAGATTTCTTTGTACTCATCGGAACCTTTAACTGTTCCCTTGATGACTGCCTTGTCGCCAACTTCTAAATTTGTACCGTTAGAAGCAAACCACTTGAACTGGTACTCACCGCTTGCGAATGTGTAAAGAGTTGTCCAGCCAAACTGAGTCTCAAAGGTGTTTTCGCTAAGAACTGTAACCTCTAACTCGACGCGCTCGCCAGTTGGAGCAAACTGTTCAGCCTTGTAAACCTTAGCCTCTTTACGAGCAACTTCCTGCTCTTGGCTCTTTTGCTTTGCTTTGATGATTGAAACCAAGATTCCGATTGTGCTGTGAGTTTGATATTCCAAACCGCATACGATTCTGACATTTTCGGCGTAACTAGATTCGCCTTCAAAGTTCTTGCCGTATTCGATTAACTCTCTAGCCTTTTGATATTCAACCTCAGTTGGTTTTTTTCCTACAAATTCTTTCCAGTTATTAGCCCCGTGGTGTCCACCGTTTAAGTATTCCCAAACAAGAGACTTAGTAGAGATACCTGAACCTGAAGGAAGGTATCCGCCTTTTTCGACTTGAGTGATTGCGTGAGCCAAGACTCCGACTGTTGAATGACCTGTCCAGCCGTTACCTAAATATCCGCCAAATTCTTCTTCAAAAGTTTCCTCTGTTGGTAAGTAAGAAGCGCTGAACTGCCAGCCTATGTAATCCTTAACGCAACTTGAACCAACCTGACAAACTTTGCCCTCTTCATTTTCTACAAAGATTACTGTTGAGCGAGCGCGGACTTTTTGGCAATGCTCGCAATAGCCGACTTTGACCTCAGATGGCTTAACCTCTCGACCACCTGCGATTGATTTTGTGATTGCTTTGCCCTCAATAAACTCAGCAACGCCTATGAACTGCCAGCCGTTAAATTTAACTGGCTCGCCCTCGATAACTAAAACTTGATATTCGTGGCTGATGCCTTCTATTTCTTCAAACCGTTTTTCAATGCGTACTTGATAGCCACCACTCAAACCTTTTTTCTGAGCGCGTTGAGCAAGTTTTTGTGCTTTAGCAAGAGTTTTCTCAACTCCTATTTCAGAGATTCTAAACTCTCTCATCTTGCCCTCCTCTCGGACAATTCCAGTATATCAAACTGGGGTTGGTTATACAACCACAACTTGCTGGAACTGTTTTAAGATTTGTTTTCTTTGGGCTTCGCTGAACAAGGCATATTCACCCTTGTAAGGTTCGCCGTTCAATCTGCCATTTTGTTTGATGATTCTTTTTGCTTGTTCAACAGCGTAAGTTTTTGCGACTCCATAAAAAGTCTGCTCACTCTCAACACCGTTTACGAAAGCGTTTACCTGATACCCCTTGCCGTAAGGCGCAATCTTTGTCGCCTTGATGATTACTTTCTCAGTCATCTTGTCCTCCTCTCGGACAGTCTGAGTATACCACAACTGGGGTTAGTTATTCTCCCTACGAAGGCGCTCTTCTTGAATCATGCCTAGGGTCAGAAAGTAACCGATGCCATCTACCACCGTATCGGGCTTGGATTGATTGACCTCACGGGCTATCTTCATCCCCACCATACAGAGGGCAACTTGCTCGGCAGAAACCTCACAGCCGAGGATTACAGCCCATATCTTCGAGGCACGGGTTAAGTTATCAAGTGGATGCCCGTAAGCCTCCTGACGGTCTCCTGAGACCAATTCAGCGGCATACAGGGCGATGTCTCTAGGGTCGTTCATAATACTTGGATGTCGCTCACTCCTTGGCTGGTCACTAGGAATGTCAGCACTCCCACATCCGCAACCTCCCCCTTGGATTGTCTCCACCATACGCTTC